ATTGTTTTTGTTAGGGACTACTTTAGATTATATTAAGGGTGCGTTTAAGTCTGAATTTACGATAACGAATCCTAATAGTAAAAGCACGTGTGGCTGTGGTGAGTCCTTTTCCGTCTAAAAATTTTTCGCTTATCTGTGCGAATACTTTGATGTTAACTGATTGCGGAAGTGCGGATAAATAGTTATATGTTTAGGCTACTCTTATACTTCTATATTTTGGCGATATTGATAGCTATAGGTTTAGGTTATTACCATGGTACTTTAATATGGATGTAAAAAATAAAAGTGAATATGATGATGTTTGGTTACCTCGTAAATTTGATTGCCCAATATTAATCTCGCTACATAAAAGTGGCTCTACGTGGGTGTTTTCTCATATCCATAAACATTATCGTAAAATGGGTATGACTATGCCTCCTAATAATCTTTATTCGGAGTTCTTTCATAAGTATAACTCACCTGATTTAGATTTTCATCACCAAATGGAACCTACTGAAAATCAATTTGTTCAAAGGTCAGTTGATGAACGTTTTGCTTTATTAGAAATGCTACGTACATTTGGTTTAGAATTAGCACACAAAGCACACGTACCTGAAATCATAGATATATGGCCTAGGTTTAAAGAGTTCTATAAAGGCTATAATATAATAGTTTTAAAAAGACGCTACATCTGGCCACATTATCTGAATCTTCTTTTTATGTATTGTGTTAAACAAGCAGTTGGAGAGGCTAAACTTAAAGGCAAAGAAAAGGAAGGTTTCATCCATCTTATACCAACCAAGGTCAGCACTAAACACAATTATAATCAGGAAGATATTTTAAAAAGCACTATACAAGAATACGGAGTCCAATTTAAACACCACGATATAGTATTGAACAGCTTCACTCGTAGTATTCGCTTTTTAAATGATGTGGTGCTCCAAGAATTAGATAAACCAGAAGTGATCTATACTGAAGATATTGATAAGTATTGGTTAAGAAAACGTTTTAACGTAGAGTTAAAAAAAACGGTTGAACCTTTTAAGACTTTAGATTTTGCAACTTACTTTAAACCAGAAGATTTAAGCATTGTACATAATAAAATTTATGAACGTTTTGATAATGAGTTTAAATTTATGGGTTATGAATTTCAATAATTTTTTTAAGCATAAATATTAAATAAAATAATCTTACATTAATTTCCCGAACATTGCAGATAACAGGAGAATAGCACTATGGCTAAAAAGCCAAAGAAAACAACTATATCTTCCCTAAAGAAAAAGGCACCTAAAGTTCCGCCTTTGACGTGTATAAGTATTGACAATGTTATAAGTAAATTAGAGAAGATTGTAGAACGTAAAAAAGCTCTAAATAAAAAGCAATTAAAAGAGCTGGTTAAGAAACTAGAAACATTAAGGGAGGCCAATGAATTACTACGAGATAGTGGTATATATTGGTACGAAAAATTAAAACACTTATTAAAAACGAGGTAAGTATGAATTACTACTTTACAGGCGTATTAATAATAATGATGTGTCTATTAGCATTTTGTGTGGGACCGATAACTTATTAATGATTAAATGGACTAAAAAGAAATGGCAACAATTTAAGAAGTGGTCTACCGTAGACCATTGGATTGATTTATTTGTTGATGTTGGACTTATTGCGTTTGATGTCTTATCTAGTCCTGTATTAATAGTTGTAAGATTTATTCGGTACTTCTTTAACAAATACGTAAATGGTCATATAAAAAGATTTCTAAAATGGTTCGCTCACAAAGTTTTACGATTATAAATAAATGTAAAACACCGTGTCTAAAAAACGCAGAAGCGAATACGAAGGTTATCAACCAAATAGTCCTTTAACACAACATTACATTTCAACAGGTGCTATATTGCCTGAAAAGAAAGAACAACCAAAAGTTGTTAAGAGAAAAAGAAAATGTTTAGTTGGCCAGAAAAAATAGTAGGTTACCTTTTACTAGGCTATATCTGTTATGTTATAGTCTGTATGATATTAGGTACTTTTGATATTATTTAAAGTTAAATACAAAAGGGAAGATTAAACCGCTTAATATAATTACTCTCAACTCTAAAGGGATACTCCAAAAGAGTTCAAATAGTTCTATCATAGTTGTTTGCCTTTTTTTATTGGATCAATTAAAAGTTTTTTCACACTATATTTAAATTTTTTACTATTATAGTGGACTGAATTAAGAACCACTATCCTAGAGTTATCCATATCTATTAAGATAGCCTGACCTCCGAAACCACCAAAACCAAATACAACTCTATTTTTTAACCCTGGATAATCCATATGAAATTGACCTCCATATGATTTTGTACGATTAAATTCTGGTTCAGTTTTATTCTCATTATATTTTTTAGGTATTCTTCTTTCATAAATTGTTTTTAAATATTTACCAACGCAAGTATCATTTTGATAGTCGTCCATTATTGCTTTTGCAATTCTTAACCAATCATATCTTGTTGCACTTAAACTTGGATGTAATTTTCCTTGACCAGTACCACCAGAATACGTAGGATGAATGCTGTATTTAATTTTTACTTTATCTACAAAAATTTCATTTAATAGTTTTTCATAATCATCACCTGTTTTATATTTTATATAATTGATAAGAATCTGTGTAATCAATCCATTATAATTATAGGTACTTTTTGATTTAACCGAGCCTTTCATAAAACTCATTGTTCTGGAAATACTACTACCTTCAAATCCTTCGGTACTTTTTCCTTTATATTCGTTTATATATTTTTGATCACCAATACTCATATTCAAAAAATCAATTAACTTTTGGTCATAATAAAGTGTGTTTTCTAATAATGGCCAATCATTTAATCTATGGTCAACACTATCAATATATCCACCACATATAGCGTGGCCTAAAATATAAGAAGTTACAGACTTACTCATTGACATTGAGTAAAATTTTGTTTCATTATTTAAAAACTCTCCTAAATTTTCTTTGGGAGAAAGTTCGTCAATCAATATTTCACCATCTTGGTAATACAAATAGCTTAAGATGGCTTTAGTCTTCATTTGTTTTTTTACATTTTTATCTTCAATTAAATTAAATTTAAATTCATAAGGTTCATTAGAAGGTTTAACCTCATACGAGTTTCTATCCCTAATTGAGTAGTTCCAAACATAATAAAGTAGTGTGTCTTTGTTTGGGTTTGAATTAGAATCAAGGTTATTCTTTTTTGTATTTGCTGTAATTTTCAAATTATTTTGTAATTTTCCATCTGAATCTTTTTCAACATACTCATTATAACCATTTTCATATAACCACTTGGTAAAATTTCTTACCTTATAATCATATGCAAAACTAGTAGTGGTCCATAATAAACCAATAGATAAAATTAATAAAAGTTTTCTCATTAGTATTCAGGTCTTTCTTCTGGTGTATACCAGATTGATTTATATCCAGATTTTTTATGTTCAGGTCCTCTAATCATAAAATCCCAATTATTAAACATCTTATTATTACTGATTAATCTTTTATACATTTTTCTTGCTTCCTCTAAAGTCTTATAAGGTCCAGCGTGATCAGTATGATCCATAAGTTTAAAATCTAAATCAGATCCTCCCATATGCAATTCAGAAATATAATAGTTCTTTTCTAAATGTGCAGGATATTCAGTTTTTACTAATAACGTTTCCAACATTACTTGTTTCCTTTCATAGTGATTAATGTTAAGTATGCCGAAATTAACATAATTCCAGTCATTATAAAAAACATTGTCCAATTGTCATTTCCTAAACAATGTCCTCCACAATCTTCAATTGAACCGACTGCCATAATGGCAGCGATTACCGTAGTTAAACTAAAAAGTGTATTCATAGTGTTTTTCTCCTTATCTTAATCTTCTTTGACTATCCATATATAAAGGACCAGTCCATTGAATTGCATAATTACCAGTAAGTACATTACCTCTAGGTTGATTTAATGCAGGTGCATTAAAACCAGCAGGTTTCAATATATCACCTTTTTTAAAATGTTTAAAGTCTTCTTTTACTATAAAAGCAAATACACCGTTTTCTTTAACAACTTTAATGTATTTCTTTCCATTAGTAATTTTAATCATCTTATCCCAATTATCAACTTGATCTTTGTTATAACCAGATAAGTCTTTTTGACCGTTTTGAGTAGACCAGTTATAATAGTCTTTTTTGGCACCGAACATCATATTTTCAATACCTTTTTCTAACGTTTTAGCAGTTTCAAATACTTTCATCATAGTGTTTTTCTCCTTTATTATTATATTAAATTTAAAGCGTTATTATATAATTTTCTTGCGTCTTTATGAGATTTAAATCCATACTCATTTGCAAAATCCATTGAAGATGAAGCCATAACCGTATCCTCAAAACCGTATTTTTTCATAATATCAGCAAGGATAACAGGATTGTCAGATCCTTTCTCTTTTCTGATACCGTTTTCTGTATAAGATAAAAAGACTTTACCGTCTTCAGCAGATACAAAATTAATTTTAGTATTTTTTAAATTGTACATAGTGTTTTTTCCTTTTGTTTTATTCATTTTATACATATACTATACCGTATATTTCAACGGAATTCAAGCAAAAAATGGAGAAAAAGTCCGTTTTTTCCCTTATTTTATGCGACTTTTTTGGTATTTTTGTTCTCTTTTTGTTCTTTTTTGTGGTTTTTCCCTTATTTTCCACGGAAAACCGCCTTTTTTAGACATATAAATATTAGAAAACGAATCAAATTGAGGTAATTATGGCAAAAATGAGAATATTTAAATTTTTGAAAGATGACAAAGAAACTGAAGAAATAGAATCCAGTTCCTTTAAGAAAGCAGTTAAATCTTTTCAAAATAAAGTAAAACAAAGTATGGTATATGTTGAATGGGTAAGTAAGAAAGGTCAGGAAATGACCAAATGGCAAAAACTGCCGTTAGGAAGAAAAGATAAAATAGGTAAATAGTGGCAAAACTAGCAAAATCTTATACAGCACACGTAAGAACGCCAAAAAAGACATCACAGGCAAACAAAAAAAGTAAGGTTAAATTTAGTACTATGAATAAGTCTAAAAAACGTAGTTATAAACCATACAATTCACAAGGAAGAAGAGCATAATGGCAGTAAGAGATTTTGATACGTTAACAACAGGACATGGTTGTGCCGCTACAACAACATTATCATTTTCACTAGTTAGAACCGTGAAAGCAAACGGTATTGCTGGTGCTGTTGTAGGTACACCTACCGTTTCACATAACGCTCCTATATGTCCACCACCTAATATTTGTTGTCCACACATTATGTTTTTAAATGCAGGATCCCCTAATGTTAAAATAAGTGGTATACCTTGGGGTAGAGTAGGTGATAGTGCAGACGCAGGTGCAATGATATTAGGTTCTACAAATGTATTTGCAAACGGCAAGTAATATCTTATAAATATAGGTATGGCCTATTCAAACTATGACGCAAGTACAACTAACAAAAGTAAAAGATCAAACAGAATCTATGCTGATTTAAATTTGAGTTTTACTAAAAATCCTGCTACAAAGGATGTTGCAAGATTATTTGATGTACAGGCTATTAAAAGAGCTGTTAAAAATATTATATTAACAAATAGATATGAGAAACCTTTTAATTCAGAATTTGGTTGCAATTTAAGAGGATTTCTTTTTGAAAATTTAACTGATCCTGTCCTTGTATTAATGAAGGATAGAATTTCAACAGCAATAGAAAAATATGAACCAAGAGTTACGGTAGAGGATATTGCCATAAATGATGATGGAAAAAATGGAGTAAATATTATGGTCTCATTTTTAGTAACAGGATCGGAAGAACCAGTAACCGTATCAACATTTTTAAAAAGAGTAAGATAATATGGCGCAACACAGACTAGATATATCAGAATTAGATTTTGCTAATATAAAACAATCATTAAAAACATTTTTATCCAATCAAAACCAATTTAAAGATTATGATTTTGAAGGAAGTTCTATTAATGTTTTATTAGACGTTTTAGCATACAACACACACTACTTGGCTTACAATGCAAATTTCGTAGCAAACGAAATGTTTATGGACACAGCACAATTAAGAACAAGTGTTTCCTCATTAGCAAAATTAGTTGGTTATACACCAAACTCATCCAGAGCGCCAATCGCAGATTTAAAAATAGTTATTAATGATGGAACAGGATCAACAATTACAATTCCTGCAGGTACAAAATATACATCCGTTATAGATGGACTTACATACACGTTTGTTTCAATATCGGATAAAGTTGTTCAACCTGTTGATGGTGTTTATACTTGCCAAAGTTTAAATTTTTATGAAGGTACATATGTAAGTTATAATCACACTTATGACGCTGGTGATGTAGACCAAAGATTTTTAATTCCAAGTGATAGAGTAGATACTACAACAATAAAAGTTGCTGTTCAAAATAGTGGTTCAGATATAACAACAGCCACTTATACTAAAGCAACTTCAATTACAGAATTAGATGGCACAAGTAAAGTTTATTTTTTACAAGAAGCTGAAAATGGTCAATATGAAATATATTTTGGTGATGGAGTAATTGGTAAAGAATTAGATGACGGTAATATTATTAATATAAGTTATGTGGTAACAAATAAAACAGAAGCTAATGGTGCTACAGAATTTACTTTAGCAGGAACAATATCTGGATTTACAGATATAACTACTACGGTTAACTCATCGGCACAAGGTGGTGCTGAACCAGAAACTATAGATAGTATAAGAAGAAATACTCCTGATTTTTATTCATCACAAGATAGAGCAGTTACAATAGAAGATTACAAATCAAAAGTAAAACAACTTTATGCTAACACACAATCAGTTAGTGCTTGGGGTGGTGAAGACGCTGAAACGCCATTCTATGGTAGAGTTTATATTTCTATTTTACCAACAAGTGGTTCTAACTTAACCGATTCTACAAAAGATAGAAT